CATCAAACTTACCATCTTTCTCGCCGCGAACTGGTCTTGCAAGCCTTGATATTGTAGGCTCGTTTAGATATTTTGGATATCTTGAAGGATCCTCGTCTGCGATCCTTATTCCCTTTGTATCTTTACCAAGCTGCGATGCACCAGTATCTATTTTGCGCGGCATAGCAGCATTGCGTTTATCTGCAGCACTTAATGGGTCACTGAAACCAGCACTAATATCACGAATTTCGTCAGGGATTCCTGGAACAGTTCCCATAATAATTGGATACTGTCCTTCTTCACCGTCAGCAAAGAAACCGAATACCATGGTTCCTTCGGTTGGGGGTTGAACGCTCTTAAGACCATAAGGAACTATCGGGTGCGCCCATGGCAATTTATCTACTGGTATTTGATTTGGACTTTCATTGTGCCAGCCAAAACAACGAACACGGCAACGACCAAGTTCTAGTGGGTCTATTCGATCTTCGACCACACCAAACCACCAAACAAAATTATTTAAACCTAGAAAATCTTTGTTCATGTTAAATTCGCTGGGCTATTTTATGATAATTGCCAGCAGCACCACTCAATGGTGCTGACAATGAGTTTTTAGAAAGTTCTAATACAGTTTGCCATGCATTTGGCGTGATAACATTTCTAACCGCAGAAATTAAATATGTGCCCGAGTAATACTCGTCATAGTTTTGCTGATTGTCTTTGTCAACAGTAAATGCTGGCACTTTAATATTTAAAGTATAACCAACAGAGTATATCGGGTTTCCAGGAACAACACAATGTAGTTCAGTGTTATTTATAGCATCAATTAACATTTTTCTTTGTGCTAATATTTCTTCAACATAAGTGTCGTTAGACCTGACTCGTTTAGAAATAAAATACGGTAAATTTGAATGTCCTTTGTTTGTTAGCCAATATCTAACTTTGGAATCATAAGCAGCGTATAGTGGTTCGTTTTTCTTATTTGGTGTTTCGTTGAAAGGAAAATATCCATCAATCATAACTTGTTTAGTTTGTTCATCTAAAATAGAAATTTCACCTTTAACATATTTCTGTCTAACAAGATCGAGCGTGTATAGTTTTGAACTGTACATGCCTTCTTCAGTTGCTTTGACAATATCAAAATTATTGTTAAATTTAAAACTTTTAATTTTGTTTGTATTAAGATATGGGCTTTCATTTGAGTCTGTTGTATATGCTGCTCTATCATACACCAGTTCACCCAATGAACCACTCTTGTATATGTTTATCAACGATTGAAAGTTAAAGCCGTCCTTGTTTTCATAAAACAAAAACGGTGAGTTAGAATCTCCAAACGATTGCTCTGTTAAATATTGTATTGCGTCTAATGGGTTTTTTCTAGTTAAAGCAAATTCAGTTGGACCCTTAGATTGATCAAATGCTCCTAACTTAGAGTCAGGAATTTGCAAATCGCTTTTGCATATTGCTTTGACATATTCGCGGGTGTTCTTGCCAGAAAATGATCTAGAAATTGATTGTTGATTTGAAAATACTAATTCCTCAGAGCAAAAATGCAACACATAAGTTTGTGTTTGTGAAGCGGGGGATTTTTCTCTGTCGGTAATTTTATAGATTCTAAACAGTTTTTGGTATTTGGTAGTCAATCCAACTTTTTTTAAAACCACATTCAAATACTCGTTTCCATGAATAGCAAATTCGCCCAATAGATTAACACCATCTATTAGTTGAATTGTTCCTGTGATAACATGTTCAAAAATATCTTCATAGATATTAAGCGTATTGAATATTTTTCTCAAATCTGCGTTTTTACCATTAGAACTAATTAGTGTTAGTTCTATTATTTCAACATCATCCGCAGTCTTTGGTGTATTATTAAGCATTTAAAGTTGTTCCAATTTCTTCAGTTATATACTCAATATATTGTGGCTTTAGTATTTTAATTTGTCTTTTTGATTCATTTAAATCTAATTCGTGGTCATAAACATAAACAGGTTTGTATGTTGATGCTATCGTTAATGTTGCAACAGTCGCGCTATTAGCATTGGAATTATTCGCATAAAATGTCACATTTTGAGTGATTGTTGTGTTAGGCGGTTGCGTAATAATGGTGTTAGATGCGTAATTATATTGTTCTAGTGTGACAATGCTTGTATTTGTGGTCGTGGTAGTTGGTCCATCTACTTCTGATAATACCCTTTTAACTTCAAATTCATAATGATGAATGGTTGAATATGCTTCTGCGATAGAAGTATACCCATACTGTTTAACAATTTTTTCTTCTAGAGCATCTATGGGTAATGGTAACTCAAATAATGGATCGTTAATTTGGTTAACCAATATGATTATCCAATGAAGTTCTGGATCTCCATATTGTTTGTAAGCGATTGTTTCTGGCGTATCTGTATCTTCAACTTGATACTTATAAAATGCAGAAGCATTATCAACTATGCTGCTATTAATACTAAATCTTGCAAAAATGTTTGTAACAGCTGTAACTGTTCCTTGGTCTGTAAGATTAAAGGAATATGGGATTTTTGGGAATTGTCTAAAGTACATTAGAAACCTTCTGCTACAGCGTTTTGGTCAATGATTACAGTTTCAGTGAATTTAAGACTTAATCTAATTTCAACTGGTGCGCCAGTATAAAATGTTGTAAACGAACCACCACCAGAATAATCTATGCTAATATCTTCTAGCACGCATTTTTTAGTTTTAAATAAAAATTGATTTGGCATTGCGTGATCTATACCATCATAAAATTCTAACTGAAATTGAGATGGCGGAATAAAGTATCTTCCAGATGTGCCTGCGGAAATTTGTGGTGCTGCTTGATATTTTAATACTTGCAAAATAGTACCGATTGCGCTAGACTCTTCTGCATTTCTAGGGATTAATCTAAAATCCAATGTAAATTGGCGTAGTGCTGGTGAGTTGTATATTAGTTCCAGTTGTGGATTAACAGTTCTTCCAGTTGCAGCAAACAAACCTAATTTTCTAAAGTCTTCGTTTAATATGTTTTCCGCGATTCTACCTGCTGCTTCGGCGATAAATGGATTCGCGTTTTCTCCTCTGCCATCTGTAGAAGCGAGCGCCTGTGCCGCTAAACCGAAACCACCCAGCGCAGAAGTTAAAGATAATTGATCAAAATTATTTTGATACGAAACTGCTAAATTTTCTGGCATCGTCAATGCAATTGCATAAGTTAACTGCTCGATATTTCTTCTCAGCGCATAATTTGTAAGAATATCTTTTGCTTTAGTTGCAAATGCACCGACATTAAATGTGTCACCCGTTAATTGTGTTAAACTGCTAGAAACCCCACCAAGAAGTTGTTTCGCTTTTTCTGTTACTGCAGTTGCAGCTGGCGAAGCATCAATAGCATTTTGTATACCAGATGCAGCAAATTCTACACCAGAAACAATGCTGTTAGTAGGATCGTCATTTTCTGTTTGATCGATAGTACCTATTGCGCTTTTGAATATTTTAATGAGGACATATGGCGTAGCATCAGCCTCAATTGTTGCTGGAAATTTTATTAACGACAATGCAGATCGATCTATCCCACGATTTTGTATACTTGATGTTTCAGGATTTAATTTATCTGTAAATTCTAGCGGTTTGGTTTGCTCCGCAGAACTAGTTGGAGTTTGCGGTCTAGAAACAGAATCAGGTCGTTGCCGATCTTGTGGTGCTCTTCTGGTTGGTGAAGGACCAGTATCTTGTGGTGCTCTTCTGGTTGGTGAAGGACCAGTATCTTGTGGTGCTCTTCTGGTTGGTGAAGGACCAGTATCTTGCGGCGCTCTTCTGGTTGGTGAGACGCGATCTACCATGAATTGTTTTTCCTATAAATACTTGATGGCTTACAGTGGTAAATTTAGTCCTAAAAATACCAATAAATATTTAGGTGACCCCACAAACATCTGGTACAGATCGCTCTGGGAACGCCGAGTTATGGTGCACCTGGACAATAACTCGAATGTAATTGAGTGGTCGAATGAAGAAATCGTCATACCTTATTTATCGCCGATTGACAACAAAATGCACCGATACTTCCCAGACTTTTTCGTTAGAATGCGCAATAAAAGTGGGCTGACAGAGGCTATGATTCTTGAGGTCAAACCGCTGATGCAAGCCCAGCCGCCGCAAAAACGAAGCCGAGTTACCAAACAATACATTCGTGAGGTTGCAACTTGGGGTGTAAACGAAGCCAAATGGAACGCAGCAGTAGAATACTGTGAAGATCGAAATTGGAAGTTTAAGGTCATAACCGAAAAAGACTTGGGTATATAATGTCACTATTTACAAAAATTAGCAAGGAAATGAATGCCGCTGGGATTCGCCCAAGAACAGACGCAGCCAGAGCATGGCTGGGTGGGAAAATCAGCCAGCTCCGTATCCCCTCAGATCGCTCAAATGTTCTAAACGACGCTTCCAGAATCTCTCCTAGAGCCTTTATCGGTCGTATGTACATGTACCATTACGACCCAAAATATAAAGATGTTCTACCAGTTTACGATAAGTTCCCATTGGTTATTCCTGTGGAGATGTATTCCGATGGGTTTTTAGGTTTGAACTTGCATTACTTGGATCCATACAGCAGATTAGCGTTATTGGATAGGCTGATGGATTTCGCCAATAACGATAAATACAATGATACGACCAAGTTTAATTTATCGTATGACTTATTGTCCAGGTCGCGTCGATACAAGATGATTGAACCGTGTATAAAGAGATACCTGTTGAGTCACATTCGTTCATCGCTAATTTACATAGAGCCGAACAGTTGGGAAACGGCAATATTTCTCCCAACCGCAAAAATGGTGTATAAGAAATAATGGCAGAAAACGATAACACAATTCGAAGATCTGACGGTACAATCGAATTCCTTGGCGTTTCTGAAGAAGTTACGGCAACAGCAAGAACAGCCGCACGACCAGTTTCGGGATATAACATTGAAACATTTAGAAACCAAAACTTCATAAAAAGCGCAAAGTTTTCTATGCAGTTTACTCGTGTACCTGCATTTGCTTACAGCGACATCGTCTCATCTCTAGATTTTAGAAAATTAACTTTTTTGTGCGATTCGGTAGAATTTCCTGGACAAACATTATTAACAACCGACTACAGAATACCAGGACAATTAAAAACTAAAATTGCATATGCTAGAGATTTTAACGAAGTAAATTTCAGTTTCTACATAAATGATGAAGTTCCAATGTACACGATAATGAGTAATTGGATTTATGGTATTTCTTACACCAGCACGCAAAACAGATACTTCGATGAAATTGTTGGTACTATTGAGTTAACTCAATTTGAAGATACCACTCGCTCGTCGGCATCATCACCCGATGCTGTTAGAAATATGACGGTTAGATTGATTGATCTATATCCGCTAAATTTGCAATCTATGCCGTCTAACTGGGGAGATGACGGATACCATAAAGTGAATGTTGGTTTTTGTTTTAAAGATTTGGTGGTTATTTAATTATTAATTGGAGATTATTATGCCTTTACCGAAAATTGATTTACCGATTTATGAATTAAAGTTGGTGTCTATACAAAAACCTGTTAAGTTTAGACCTTTTCTTGTAAAAGAAGAAAAGTTACTTTTAATGGCGCTTCAAGATGGAAAGGAAGAAGGTGTATTAAAAACCATCAAACAAGTCATCAATAACTGTCTGCTAGAAGAGGTTGATATTGACAAATTACCAATTTTTGATATTGAGTATTTGTTCCTGAACATCCGCGCCAGATCAGTAGGCGAAAAGGTTGAGTCTTATTTCGTGTGTAAAAACATTGTTAGCACTAAAACAAATGAAGATGGATCAACTGAAGATGTTGAATGTGGACACATGATGCCAGTTGAAATTAATGTGCTAGAAATCAAACCACCAATTAACGATTTGCAAACTAAAATCAAGTTCAATCAAACGATTGGGATGCAATTAAAGTACCCGACACTAGAAACATACAAATCAATTCAAAACCTAACATTGTCTGAAGATGTTAACGATTTATACAACATGATTTATGACTGCTGTGAATATGTTTTTGATAACGATGAATTGTTTTACACTAGCGAAAATAGCAAAGAAGAATTTATGGGTTTTCTAGAAGGATTAACCCAAGAACAGTTTACACAAATCACCAACTTTTTTGAGTCGTTGCCAACAATTAGCCACGATTTAGTTCATAACTGCCAAAAGTGTAATTTCGAGCATAAATTGCATATGGAGGGTCTCACTGATTTTTTTATCTAACCTTCCGTGGTAAGTCGTTAAAAGACTACTACGGAAACATGTTTACATTAGTTCATCAATACAAATACACATTGACTGAATTAGAAAACATGGTGCCATGGGAACGAGACTTATACATTGGAATGTTGAATAATTGGGTTAAGGAAGAAACTGAGAAAGCAAAAAAACTGAAGTCCGAGCAAGAAGCAAGAATTAACACACTAATTTCGAAGAAAAAACAGGTCAATAGAAGAAGATAATGAGTTTAAAATCAGTCGCATCAAAATTAAACAGTTCTTATAACTCGTTTACTCCTAGCAGATCTATGTCTGTTACTGGAGCATTGGTTGAGAGTTTAAAGTTTAATCTTCGCTTTAGATTTTCTTTGCTTGGAATGGTTGCATCATTAACCAAGTCTGATTCATTGTACAATATTGCTCAGCAAAGATATGTAGACAGAGCCGATGTTAATAGAGTGAAAGAAGAATCTTCGTTTAAGAGTAATGTTGTAAATTCTGTGTCTGCTTTATCTAGACAAATTAGTCTGTTAGAGTCGGTGACTGAAAAAAACTCAGCCATGATTAACATGATTGTTAATGATTTAGGATATTTTAAGCGTCAACGAAAAATTAATTTCCTAACCGACAATACACTCACTCTACAAAACTCTTCTTCCTTTAGAGTTCCTATCAGCAGTAGAACGGTTAAAGGTCAAATTGAACAAATAAACACACAATTACAAGAATTAAAGAAATCTGGGATTGGTAGGGGTGGTTCTTCCTCTGGATCAACAGATAATGGAAAATCTGGATTATTAGCAGATATCGGCAAAGTGGCTGCTGTTGGTGGTGTTGCTGCGTATCTCGCGAGCCAAGTAGCACAAGGCGCGGGTGGAAATAAAACCACTCAACAAATAGTTACTGCTCTGGGTGGACTTATTGGTGCCGCATCGATTCCAGCAACATCAAAAATCATAGAATTTATTGTTAAACAATCAATTCCATTTGTCAGTAAAATTGCAAAAATAGGGTTTGCTGTATCTATTGCACCTAAAGCCGCTGAAGTAGTTGGTGGTTCTTTTAGCAGAATGGGTGATCGTTTTTCAGGGAAATCTGTTGTAGAACGCAATTATCAACCCAATCCATACGCCCCTGGTTCCCCCGAGTATATGGTTTATGAGGGCGAAATGG